ATGTTATACAGTATTCATTATTGTCGGTTATTCCAATTGTTATTATGAATAAAATAATGCAGAAATATGTTCCAGATGCCGACGATCAAAAGGGAACTTTAGAAATTTTAGCAGAAGTAGTTCTACAAATAGTGTTTATTTTTATAGGTTTTATAATAGTAAATCGCATAATTACTTTTGTTCCAACATATAGTGGAGAGAAATATCAAGATCATGTTTTTGTGTTTCAACCAGAATTAGGTTTTATAATGCTTATATTAAGTCTTCAAACAAAATTAGGAGAGAAAATTAATATTTTAGTAGACAGATTGAGTGAATTGTGGAATGGAAAATCTGAAGATGACAAGAAGAAAAAGAAGAAGGGTGGAAATGTGAAAATAACACAACCAATCTCACAAGTATCTAACCAGCAAGCAACAACACAAGCAATGTATACTGATGGAACATCAATAAACAATTTACCAGTTGCTGATATGAATATGGGAACACAACAATTACCAAATTATGATAATATGCATCGACCAGATAATACACCATTAGTGAACGCAGCAACACCAGGAATGGAAAATTTTGGTATGATGTCTAATGAACCAATGGCAGCAAATTCCGTTTTAGGCGGTGGTGCTTTTGGCAGTTGGTAAGTCGACAAATAAAACACGTAATTATGATTATATAAATATAAATAAATATAAATAAATAATGTCAATATAATATATCTAATATATGGACATTAAATATAACAAAAAAGAATATAAATCCGATTTAGATGTGGAAAAACTATTAAATGCTCTAGAAAATGAAACGAATGTTTCTGTATTTAATTACAGTACACGAACACTAAAAGAAATGAATTTTAAAATTTTAAAAGAATTACCATTACCGAGCAATGAAATACTCGAATTATTGAAAAAACTAAAAGGATATAAATATGTTGATGAATTAGATGATTTGAGACATGGTTCTTTTTTACGTTGGATACAAATAAGTGATGGTGTAGAAAAATTCGATTTAAAAAAAGGTGGTGTTTTATGTGATATTAGAATAACAAACAAAGGTATACAAATTGTTTGTAAAGTTTATAGTTACAAACCTTGTCATATATCATTTATGATGGATGAATGTATGATATTTCAGAAATTGACTGATCAAGAAAATATAATTTTAACAGCATTAGATAGTTTAGAAAAATGAATAATTATTTTTGTAAAAAATACGAGTGTTGTTAATAATTTTATATCAAGATATATATATATATATATATAAAATGACAGTTATAAATAACATCGAAATTGATAATGTATATTATAAAAAAAATCTTACAAAAGAAGCAATATCAAATAATTCGCCAATAGAAAAATACTTGCATGTTATTATGGTAATATCTAATCCTTGTCAATATGCGATTAGATACATCTTAGCGAGGGATTTTATACAAAGAATGGAGTGTGAAAAATATGTAAAATTATATATTGTTGAGTTGGCATATGGTGATGACAAATTTTATGTAACTCAAAAAGGTAACCCAAGACATCTTCAAATTAAGACTGATATTTGTCCATTATGGCATAAAGAAAATATGATAAATATAGGAGTAGAACATCTCTTACCTGATAATTGGAAAGCATTTGCTTGGATTGATGCCGATATAGAATTTGAAAATAATACTTGGGCATTAGACACGCTTAAAATATTGAATGGTTACAAAGATATTGTTCAGATTTTCAGTCACGCAATCGATATGGATAAAAAAGGTCTTACTATGAGTACTTTCAATAGCGCTGGGTATCAATATGAAAAAGAGAATAAATATAGTGGGATTGGCCCAAATTATTGGCATCCTGGGTTTGCTTGGGCGTGTACAAGAAAGGCGTATAAAAAAATAAAGGGTCTATATGAAGATGCTATATTGGGTTCCGGTGATAATATTATGTGTCTATCACTTATCAATAATGGTTTGAAAGCAGTGAATAGTTTATCAACTGAAGGTTATAAAGAGACAATATCAGATTTTCAAAATCGTGTTAAAGATTTACGATTTGGATATGTTCCTGGTGTTATTCGTCATTATTATCATGGATCGAAGAAAAATAGAAAATATACAGAAAGATGGCAAATACTTATTAATCACAATTATGATCCTAAAACATTTATCAAAAAGGATAAAAAACAATTTGGATTAATCGTTCCTAGAAAAAAATTTCCGGAATTGTTGAAGGAGGACATAATGAATTATTTCAGAGAGAGAAATGAAGATGAAGATTTTTCTTCGAAAGATTTCAATTATGTGAATAAATAATATCTTCTTCTATATATTCTTGTATACAACATAATGACCAAACTCATAAGGTCTGTTATTGAAATCATAATTTTTATCTTTATTTCCTTCAAGATATTTTCTTATCATATTTATAGTTCCTTTGTGTGAAACTATTAATATTGTTTTATTTTCAAAATCAGGATTAGTAAATATTTCATCTAAAACTTTGAATACACGTTTTTCCAACTCGGCAGGTGTTTCAAGTATGACATCATATTTATCATCTCTACCTAAAATAAGGTCGTCTTGTTGTACGGTTGAAATATATTCACTATTAAGATGCTTCAGTAATTGCTGCTGTTTTATATCATTTATACCATATACTTTTGGGTCCGAACGGAAATATTTGTTATATCTATATTCATACAATCCATATTCAATATTTATATCTTTGTTATATTTATCAGCGTAAGGAGTGACTGTTTGAAGTGTGCGTATAAATGGACTACTTATAATCATATTGATATCATATTTATCCAAATAGTTGACAATTTTTTTAGAACGTTCAATTCCTTTTTCATTTAATTCGGTGTAAAACCCAGGTTCATCTGGTCTGTCTCCGTGACGAAGTAATATTAATTTTATATTTTTGTTGTTTTTATCAGTGTTATCATAATAATATTCTGTTCCGTCAGGTTCATAATAGTAATAAAATGATTTATATAAAGCATATATAGAAATACAAATAATTGATAGGAATAATATTGTTTTGAAATATTTATAAAAGTATGCGTAGATGTCCATTATATAAATAATCAAGTTAAAAATAATTATAATATGATTATTCTAGTTTTGTTTCCTAGATTTTCTCGTTTTTTTTCCTAAATTTGTTCTTCTAACAGTTTTTTTCATTGACAGCATTTTGTTTCCAATACATTTAAATTTACCACGTGTCAAACCCTTTGTTTTAAATACACTTCTACTACAGATACCGATTGCTCGCGGTTCATCAGCAACATTTTTCTTTATTTTTTTTATACATCTACACAATTTATTTGCCATTATTCTCTCAGCATCCTTTTTTAATAATCTCTTTGACCGCGGTATTTTTTTACCATAAAATTCTAAAATGTTTTTATAATCAGTATCATTTAATTCGAAATTCATAATTGAAGTATAGTATATCTTATTTAATGTATCACAATATTTTATTTTTTGATTTATTTTATTATATTCTTATTATATAAAAAATAATTATAAAATGTCATTATTTAATAATGAAAAAATACCAAAAGTTGTCGTTTTTGATTTAGATGAAACTCTTGGATATTTTACTGAATTTGGTGTTGTGTGGTCATCTATTAAAGAATTTCTTATTTTATTTAAAAAAATAAAGAATGTAGACGCAATTATGTCTCAATCATTTTTCAATAATTGTTTAGAATTATATCCGGAATTTATTCGTCCAAATATATTGCCTATTTTAAACTATTTGAAACATAAACGCGAATCTAATGAATGTAATGGTGTTATGATATATACAAATAATCAAGGTCCTGATGATTGGTCAGAATTAATCAAAACTTATTTTGAACAAAAAATAGGTTATCCATTGTTTGAACGTGTTATTGGTGCGTTTAAAAAAGGTGGAAAGAGATTTGAATTGAATAGAACAACACATAAGAAGACATTTGATGATTTCATTTTTTGTGCTCGTCTACCAAGAAATATAGAAGTTTGTTTTGTTGATGACATGGTTCATCCTCATATGGTTGAAGAGAATGTTTATTATATAAATATTAATCAGTATAAATATAATTTACCTTTAAAAGAGTTATTTACTCGATTATTAAAAAGTAAATGTAGAAAAGAAATTATAAAAAATAATGAAGATTTGAAAAATTATTTGACTATTGTAGATAATATTTCAATTGATTATACTGAGAAAAATCTTAAGGAATATGAACTAGACAAAATTATTTCTAAGAAAACAATGTTTTACTTACAGACATTTTTTAATAATAATTGGAGAGAAAACAATACAGACACTGGATCGTCTTCAAGTTCTAGTTCTAGTTCCAGTTCAAGTTATAATTTAGATGATGAATTAGAGACTATTATTCTTAAACCTCGTGTAAATAGGTCAAGAACAAATAAACATAAGAAAAAACGCAATAATAGAAGTGCTAAAAATAGGTCTTAAATAATGGCAAATATAAATTAAAGAGGGAATTAAGAACAGTTGTTGAGAGAATAAAAATTCCCGCATTGAATACTATTTTTCTGTCTAATTCAGTAAACTTCACGTGTCTGAACATGTTAAATCTCCACACAAGGAATAATCCAACATATACAGATACATAATAGTGTAATGTTTCAATATATTGCGGTGCTGTTGCAGAGAAACCAAATAGAAGTGCAATATATAAAATATATGAAATGTACATAGCAAGTGTGAAAAGTTTTTCCTGTATTTTATGTATTTTATATTCACTTAAACCAGTGTAATCAAATAGTTTGAACATATTGTAATTATTTTATATTATATATTTAGAAAACTATTTGTAGAGTATTTGAGAAATTTAATATATTCTTATTTTATAAATATGAATATACAACTAGAAACTTTTAATACAGAATGTAATAAGGATATACATTCACAGACAAATAGAAGAATATATGAACGCAATATTCCTTCCCAACCATTACAAGCATACTTAGATGTTCGCGCTGTCCCAACAAAGTATCAGTTAATGCCTGTTGTTGATCCACGACCAGAATTAAGTGTTAAAATGGTTCAACTTCCGACATATAATTCACATAATGTTTTTAATCCTGGAAATACTCAATCACCGTGGTCAGGTTTCGCAAGTGGTATTAATACTGAATCTGTATTAAGAAATCAAATATTTGCCCTTCAAAAATGTAGTCAATCTGTTTATGTTCCAAATAGTACAAGTGATTTATATCAATATAATTTCAATCCACAACAATCTGTTGGACAACAACACCAACCATTCCCTCATTTATTTCAACAACAACATTTTAACGAATTTAACCCTAATGTGGAAAATATAGGTCATATGGCATTTATGAATAATACACGTTGTCAATTGAAAGACTTACCACAAAAACCAAACTGTATGTGATTAAATTTTTAAAGACGACCACCACTATATAACTCATGAATTAGTATAGGATTATCAGATGAACGCGGACCATTATTTAATTGTTTATATGTTTCTTCATCTTTAGGAGGATAATTATAACAACAACAAAAATCAAATAAATATTCGAAAAAATTCATTTCCAATATTTATTTACTAGAGAGAGAATAAAAGAATAAAATACTAATATTGTATTTACATACTTCTTGCCATGCACATATTATATAAGACACGGTTTTGGAGATAAATTGCGAAATAAACAATTAAAATAGCAACAACATTCCATGAAAATTTTCTTTTAATGATGCTCATAATTGTCATCCAAACAACTAAAATCAAGAAGAAAAGGGAAAAGGCGGTGTAAGCAAAGAAAATATTGCAATATTTCATTCCTAATGGACCGAAAAATAAGTTCATCAAATCTTGCATGTTTATATTATATATAAACAAAAAATTTGTTTCTTTTGTAAAATACTTTTCTAAATATTTACATATATAATTTATTTATTACAAATGACCGAAAACTATATAAATCAAATCGACCTACAATATTTGCTAAATAAAGAACATTATGAAAAACAAGTCAGGAGTAAGATGTCAAAAAATATTCATAAAAAAGACCGTAAGTTTTATAGAAAACGTATTCTCAATTTAACTAAAGAATTATTATATCCACAATTAAGAACAAACTCAATGATTACACCTGATATTAAATATACTTTTGACGGTTTTATAAAAACATGTGTTGAACATTTCAAAACAATCGATCAAAATGACATTTTACAAGAAGAATTCAAAGATTTAGATGATAATAGTCAATTATTAGAAGATGAATTTGACGAAATTGAATTAACCACAGAAGATGCTAATAAATTGATGATGCGTTCAGTTTCTTGTAACGTAAATACATTGGATAAATTTATAACTAAGATGAAAGTGAATAAGGAAGAACCACAAATAGTACTTCCACAACAAAAAGAAATAAAATTAGATGATCCGATTTTGAAAACAAAAGGTATAATTAAGAGAGAAAAAAGAATGAAGAAAACAAATGAAGACAATATTTTAGAAGACAAAAAAGAAAATATCAATATTATTTATGAAGATGAAAAAATTGAAAACAAAGAAACAAATAAAATCTCGATTAAGAAATCGTATAAAAAGAAAAACATTAAGGAAGATCTCGAACAAAAACCAGAAGATGGAGAGAAAACGTGATATTTATTCAAATAATAAATTTCATAAAACATTAAAAAAGGAAATGAAAAAATTGCGTTGTAGTCCTAATCCTGATAATAAAAAAGATTATACATGTTTGTCTGATGATACAATTTATAAATTGAGAGATATGTGGAACGCTAGACATCCTGATCATACCATAAAATCAAATGATACAAAGGAAATATGGAATAATTTTCGCGTATTTTTAGGTAAGACATGTGATAGAGAGTCATGTTGGTTAAAACAAAAATTTGTAGCTGGAAAACTGAATAAGGAATTGAAAGAGTCGTTTGCCCCAGAAAAACCTGAAGAATGGAAGAAAAATCCGAATGAATGGTTATCTAGTATGGACATTTTGGAAGTAATGAACCAATACGAAAAAGCGTATAAATGTTTTGAGTTTTTAGGTCCGAGTCCAATTGATTATGACGCAGCAAAATTATATGGTGAAAGTGTATGGCCTGAATTAGCAAATTTCAATTTAAAAGATCAAATAAAGAAAGGAAAAACCAAGATTGGAATAATATTTAATACAGATCCGCATTATAAAGATGGGTCACATTGGATTAGTTTGTTTATTAATATAAAGAAGAAACAAATATATTTCTTTGATAGTGTCGGAGAAAAAGTTCCAGAACAGATTATGAAATTTGTTAATAATGTTATTGAACAAGGAAAAACTATGGATCCACGTATAGATTTTGTGTTTGACCAGAATTATCCTGTTGAGCATCAATATGGAAATACAGAATGTGGTATTTATAGTCTTTTTTTCATTGTTCACATGTTAGAAGATAAACTAACTGGGCATTATTTGAAAACACACATTTTAAAGGATAATTACATGGAAAAATTTCGAAAAATATATTTTAATGATGACTTATAAGTAAAGTATTGAAAAATTAAGTTGTTTTTAATATAAAGATAAAATTTTATTGTATGTAACAAATGGAAAATACAATAAAAATACCAGATGATATATTATACTTAGTCCATACAACTTCAAAAAAATATAAAAACGAAAATGGATGTTTAAATTGGAAAGAAATAAAAACAAGTGATACAGATCAACATCCAGGGTCGTATTTTTCATTAATCACAAAAGATAATCGTTTAACCGAAAAACTGTTTCCTGCAACAGAAACTTTAATATTTTCAAGAAATTTACTCAAACAAATGAATTATCATATAAATATGTGTGACAATAATGGATTTATAACAGAGGGGAACTCATTTTTTCCTTGGAATTTACAAGAAGCAGTTGAAAAAATAAGAAAAAACGCAGATACACCTCTTGACAAAGAACATGTTAATTATCATCGAATGAATGAAGTTGTATTTCATGATCCAATTCCCATGGATTATTTATGTTTAGAACTTGAAACCCAGTTTTTTTTCAATGATTTTTTGCCGGATCATCAAATAGAAAATGAAGTAAAACCGAATATGTCGTTGTTACCTTTTTATTGTTTTGTCCCAATAAAAGGTATAAATCGGTATGAAAGTTCTAGTGAGTTTTTCAAAAAAATTGCTGAAATTTGTAATATAGATAAAACGTTAACAAAACATGAAATAATCAAAAAAATGAATGAAAAATCACGTTTTTTACGAGAAAATAGACATCTACAAAATATAGATATTTTACAGAATATGTATAGAATGAATACTGTGTAAATATTTTCAAAAGAAAATTTAATTATTAATTTTAACCGTTTTTTATATTTATTTGAAATAAATATAAAAATTATTTACTATAATATAATAAAATGCCTTATTATGCTGTTGCTAATGGGAAAAATACTGGAATATTTTTAAATTGGGATGATTGTAATAATTCAATAAAAGGATATAAAAATGCTTTATATAAAAAATTTGATACAAAAGAAGAAGCAGATAATTTTATTCAAATAAATGGGAAAAATATAAATAATACTAATAATCAAAAACAAAATGATATAAAATCATTTTTTGATACAATTAAATTTAAACAAAAAGATGATGTTGTAGATTTTATTCCAGACTATTTTGTTTATACAGATGGTGCTTGTTCTAATAATGGGAAAGATAATTCATTGGCAGGAATAGGTATATTTTTTGGTATAAATGATGAACGTAATATTTCAAAAAAATTAGAAGGAAAACAAACAAATAATATAGCAGAGTTGACTGCTATTATTGAAACTTATTATATTATAGAAAATGATATTACAAATGGTAAAAAAATCGCAATTGTAAGTGATTCCGAATATGCAATAAAGTGTGTTTCAACTTATGGTGAGAAATGTTATAAAAAATGTTGGAATGTAGATATACCAAATAAAGAGTTGGTTAAAACTGCTTATGAATTATATAAGGACAAATTAAATATTCAATTTATACATATAAAAGCACATACAAATAATACAGATATTCATTCTTTTGGAAATGATAACGCAGATAAATTAGCAAATATAGCAATTGGTTTAGATAATTGTCCTTATAATAATATATCTACGAAAAACAAAATATATTTATCAGTTCCTTTTATTAAAAAAGATGAAATAAAAAAACTAGGAGGAGTTTGGGATAATAATAATAAGAAATGGTTTATATATGATAATAATAAAGATATAGATAAAATATTAAAACACTTTTCAGAAGAATAATGAGAGTTTCAAAAGAAAATTTAATTATTAATTTTGGCGAAAACAATTTAAATACTTTTTAACAACTTTATATATTGTCATTATATGTCTGTCAATGAATTTATCAATGATACAAATTTAAGAATGTTAAACGAAATAATTTTTGAAGATCAATCAATTTCGAAAAAATCGAGAGAAGAATTAATAGAATTAAACAGTTTTATTAAAAGGATAATACCACAATTTTATGAAAAAGAAAAGAAAAACCAAAGAGATTTAATAAACATGAATAAATTGTTTCTTGAATATGTTTTTTCTGTTATACACGGGGTTCAAGGAACTCAAAAAAAACCAATTATTACAAATGAACAAATCAAAGAACAGCGTCAAAATCAATTTGAACGAGATTTAGAAATGAAGAAAAAAGATTTTTCTAGTATAATGGATGTAAGTGTTCCAGAAAGACCAAAATTCGAAGATTCAGGAATAGACGGACCACAAGAAGAAATAGATGTTGTAATGAAAAGAGTTATGGCACAAAGAAATATGGATATTAATCAGACAATTAATTATAAGGGTTTCAATACTAAACAAGATATTGAAAAATGGTTAAAACCTTCTGAAACTTCTGTAAAAACTGAAAAACATGATTATTCTACATCTCAAACACAATCTCAATCTCAAAAACAGCAAAAAATAAAATATATTAAAATAGACAATGAAATAATAGATAATACTATATTGAAAAATCAGGTAATAGATTTGAATGAAAAAGGCAACAAACAAGTTACATGGGGTGAAGTCAAGGAATACAATGAACAACAAACCCCAGATATTGAGTTATTCTCAAAATTAAAACGAGTTGATGTTACTAATCCTGAAATAGTTTCAAACACTTTTGTTAATCCACAAGTTGATAATGTTGAGACGATTGAAACACAAATACTTTCTGTTTCTGAACAAGTAAAATCTTTAACACAATCACTAGGACTTTATATGGATAAATATAATAATAGTTTAACCATATTATATAATTTATTGACTAAACAGGAAAAAGATATAGAATATATTAAGTCTATCATAGAAGATAAGAGAGAAAAAGTATTTGTAAGACCAGATAACTCTAATAACAATATCCTTATATAAAATCTTCAAGGGTGTAAAGGTTTAACAATTATTGTTGTAATACAAATAATGAATAAAATTATTAGTAATTTCAGGAATGAAAATTTTTTTGGTAAATACGAAATGTTGACGACTTGCGTAATGATGCCTATATCTGGTTTAATTATTGGTTCAGAAAACGTATCTAAAACCCTACAACTTCATAAAAAATATGAACCATTTTACAATAAAGATCTTGGAAGTTTTACTATGACAACAGTAGTAATAGTGTCTATGTCATTTTTTGGAGGTTATATATTAGGATGCATAAGTGGAATGTTTTGGCCTGTAACAGGTTTTTTATATTGTTATGATAAATACACAAAATATAAAGCAAATAGATCATAATCGAAGTATAATTTTTAATATTTTTTGTTATAATTGTATAATAACAAAAAATTTTATTTACAGCATTATGGTTATTCTATATAACAATTGGTTTGAATACTTTTTTACCATCTGGCATTATTTCTACTGTACCAACTAATCTTGGTTCTGACCCATCTTTAACAGCATTTTTATAACTATCATAATCATATATATTATATAATTTATTACTCATCTTTCTAGAAATATATAAAACGCCTTGAATATGAACACCATCACCAACCCATTCTACTTCTTTCTTATTCATTTTTTCAATCATTTCACCCTTCTGTTTTTCTATATCAGGAACATAAGTAAATTTATCTGATTTTGGTTCTCCAAAAGATATACAATGTAAACCCTCTTTAGATACTTTGGAATAAACAGCACAATCAATGGATGTTTCTTTAACTGCTCTCACCAACTTCGAAGTAATATTTTCTTTGATACTAGAAATTTCATACAAATGTTCATCACTTGTTATAGGAACATGTGGAGCCCGTTTGCTTAAATCATTAAGTCTCAATTCTTTTGCTTCGTCACTCTTCTTTTGTTCTTCTGTAAATGTCATCAAATAAATAAATACCTCGACTGTTTGAAGTTCTTTTGGAAGATATCTGTGACTACATATACGTCTAGCGCGACCAATTACCTGTTCAACACGTACTGGATGCCAATAAGGTTCCATAATATGAACATAACGAGTATTATATAAACTAATACCTTCCGAACCACTAGAAGTAATCATAAAGACTTTAATTATTTCACCCATATTGTTATTATTATTCATTTCTTTTAATTCTGTTTCAATATTTGTAGGAATTGACCCCCAATCACCATTATAAATATTTCTTATTATTTCTTTTTCATCTTCGCCTTCTGTTCCTGTATATAAAACATATGTAGGTTTACCTGCGTCTCTTTCATTCATGTCTAATTCCCATACACCTGCGTAATTCTTTTTGATTTTAAACCTAGCAAAACCATTTGCCTCCAATACTAGACTAAAAATACCAATGCCTTCCATTGTCCTGAATTGACTGTAAACCAAATGAAGACCTTTATGTTCAGGATCTTTAATATTTTCTAGCATTTGTAAATATTTTGGACTATGAAATTCTAATCCTTTTGGTGAGAGATATTCTTCTGGATTATTTTTTATTTTATTCATTGTATCATTCATTAGTTTCTTATATTCATCTGCGTTTGATGGTAATAATATATCTTCCGGTTCTTCATCTTTTTCACCCAAAACATCAGTTGCCATGTCATCACCTTTTTCTTCTTCTTCTTTTTGTTTCTTTTTCAATGCCTCTAATGCGTTTTTTTGTTTTATATCAATAGGAGTAGGTCTTCCGTCCATTGCATAATTACAGAAAAGACGAGAGAAAATACGAAATGTTGAACTAGCATTTTCTTCATAGACATTATTGTCCACTTTTGATTTATTATTTGACTTCTTTTCAACTTCTCTCTCATCAATACGTGCGGATTCATATATGTTAAATTGATAGTCGCTCATTGGAACTTTAACTATATGATAATCTACACCAATTTTTTTATCAAATTTAGGTAATAAATCTTCTTGAGCACTTCTGAAATAAGAAGTTAATCCAACAATTCGTCTTTTAAATACATTAATATTTTTTAATTCACCTGTATTTGGATCAATAAATCTTTCTATAAACTGGTCTAGTCTTGATGGTAACGCAGTATAATTATGTATTTTTATACCAACAGGTTGAACATCAATCTTAATTGATTTTAAAATACCAATTACTTTCTTTTCAAAAGTATCATCTGTGACATAATCTTCATCAATAACTAAATCTCCCTTGTCATTTTTCTTTTCATTTGTGACACCTTGATAACCGGTTGTTTCCTTTATCTTATTTTTAAACCCAAATGGGTTTCTTGTAATAAATAATTTACTACTTGATGGAGAATAATCAATATAATCAATTACTTTTTCTTTCATAAATATTTCTCTGAGATAATTGACATCTATTTTTTCTTTTGATTTCACCTCTAATGGTATTTCCCATGTTTTAATATATCCACGTAATATATTGAATAAAACCCCTATTTCATTTGGATAGTTTATAATAGGTGTACCCGAAAGCAAAATAATACGACAATTTTTTGCTCTTAAAAGTTGTTCATATATTATACGGGACAATGCTTTATGTATACGTTCTTGTTCTCCTCTTTTATCTACAGGAATGTCCTTTTCTGATTCATATTTATTCACTATACGACTAATTAAGTTATGTGCTTCATCTATAATAACAACCGAATTATCAAACAAATTCGTCTCAAAATTATTTGTCATTTCTGCAAACCTCTTTCGACTTAAACCATTGTATTTAATAAAATTATATTTGTTTTCTATCATCTCATCTATTTGTTTATCTAAACTAGTCTTTTCTGAATTAGTTAAATCATTGTAATTACTTTTTTTAGTAACATTTACCAGCCACGCTCCCTTTTTTCTTTTAATATATTCTACTGGTAAATTCAAAACTGTTGATAATGTTTCTAATGCTTCTGGATTTTTATTGAGAGAAATCCATTCCCAATATTGATTTCTCTTGTACATTGTGTCACCATATTTTTTCAACTCTACCATATAATTTTTTTTTAATGATGCCGGGGTCATAACAATAACATTTCGTTTATCTTTCATTCCTTCAGCAATTGCTATAGAACTTGCTGTCTTTCCGGAACCTAACCCATGAAAAAGAAGTAACCCTCTATATGGTGTATATAAATTCATATAATCTCTAATAAGTTTTTGATGTGTTAAAAGTGTTACTTCTTCTGATGTATTATTAATATTACTACAGTTGATTGTATTTTCTAAATTCTCTATTTCTTTTTTATATGGTTCAAAAAGAGAATTAATGAAATTGATGAATTTCTCTCTATTATTCATATAATATGAAGGAACTTTGAGATTAATTGGAACTTGTTTTATAGGTAAACGATTTTTCATTGATGTATCTCCAATACGAACCCATTCGTGTGGTTCTATAATAACAATACCTTTTTGTTGTTTTTTAGTTGTATTTCTTGGTTTGACAATTTCAACTTCTTCCATCTTCTCTCTCTTTTCTTCTTCAACAGGAATATCTTCTTCTTCAAGAATAATAATTTTCTTTGTTTTCATCTTTTTCGCCTTTTTTTCTGGAGGTTCAACAATAATATCGACTTCTTGTTTTTTCTCCTCCTCTTTTTGAATTTTTGGTTCTTTGATTGTGACTTTGGCTAATTTACTTTCCATTAACTTTCTTTTTAACCCTTCTCTGTCAAAATTTGGGTCTATTTTTTCTTCAATTTTGACATTTATCTTCACTTTTTCTTGTTTTTGTGGAATGGGTATAACAATTTCAACCGGTTTTCTCTCTTCAACAACAGGTTTTATCTTTAATTTTTCTTTTATTTTATCTAAAGAACTCATTGAAACTTATATATTTTAAATATATTAATTTTTATATTTTTTACAAATACATAACAAATAAAAGTATTTGTAAAAATGATTTAATATAATTATCTTTTTCAACGCTCACCTCTTAATGGTGTATACGTCGAAACATATCGTGTTAAAACATTATTAAAATTTTCTGTTCCGTTTTCTAAAATATGATTAGCAACTTCTTGTACTGCTCTGTCAAAACGATATCTAGTGGAATAAACATTAAACCTACTATTGAGTGTTCTTTCTAATCTGACTATTTGATCTCTTGATAATCCATAATTTATAAAAAAATCTTTTTGTTCATTTGTTAGCATATATTGGTTTGACGGAGCATTTGTAGGACGAGCACCACCACGAGAAATTTGTCTTTGCCTAAAATATTCACTATTGTCGGGATCGTTGTATTCATCTGGGTCTATATCTAAAACTGTGAATAAGTTTATTGTATTAGGTTCTCCAATATAGTAATCACGTGATCTAACAAAACCATGCTCATTCGTAAATTCTAATAATGCTGTTTCGGGGTCACGAAAGTCAACAAATGTGATACGTCCTAATTCCAATAATATTGGCAATGTTACAAATTGATTTGTTCGCGGATCACGCACGGTGCTTTCATCTACAATCGAATAATATATTTTATTATCTTGGTCGTCTTCATTAAACTCTGACAAATTAACTTGTTGATAGTATCTTCCATCATCACCCATTGTTTCCCCAGGATACATTTCTACTACACTTGTAGGAGACCCAGGTCTGACACCACCCTTTTTTCCTGATTTTCTGTTTTTATATGTTTTTCTCCTAATATTTTTCTTTTTACTTTTTGTTTTGTTTTTGTTTTTTTTGTTTTTGTATAATCGTTTTTTACTATACATAGAACTATATATATTATATAACGATTAAAATTATAAACAAAACAATTTAATCATCATTTGTTGCAGGGTCGCTAATTTTCAATAATTTCAACGCCTCATTACAAGCAATCTGTTCTGCCTTTCTTTTAATTTTATGTTGTCCTTCACCCATTAATAATAATATTTTACCATCATTCTCTCCAATATAATCCTGAATAGCCTTGAATGTCTTTAATTCCTTTATATCAATCGCGTTTGTTCTTTGTGTATGGTAAATTTGTTGTCCTAAACACAAATATACACCCATATGATATCCATTTTCATCGTCGTGATTTATTTCCAAATAATGTGGGGTAACTTTAAACTCTTTTTGTATTTTAACTTGAAGAATATTTTTGTAATTGTCATCATTCTGAATAAGAGCAATCCAATCAATATGTTTTTCAAAAATATTTTCCACAAATTTTTGCGCTATTTGAAAACCAGGACCAGTAACAAAAATGTTTTTAAACCATCCATCTTCATCATTAATTGGAATTTTATTGAAATCGAGAAATAACGCACCAATAAACGATTCAAATAAACAACCTAATTTCTTCAAATTGGTTCTTATCTTCTTTTCTTCGGCATGTTTAGAAATAATCAACCATTTATTAAGACGCATTTCAAGTGCAATTTTACCGATTGCCTCATTTTTTACAATCGCAATTTTTTTCTCTGTCATAAATCCTTCATTCTCCTTTGGAAAACGTCTATATAAATAGTATTTTGTAACTAATTCTAATACACCATCTCCCAAAAATTCAAGTCGTTCATTTGACTTTGTACTAAGAGGCATACAATCATCAGGTTTATCTACAATTGTAATATTCTGTTGGACATTTTCAAAATGTGGTCTCTTAGTATATGAACGATGTACAAAAGCACGTTTATATAATTCAAGATTATTAACAATACCTGGTAATCCATATCTAGTCAGAATAGATTGAACTTCGCTCAATGTAATCTGAGTATTCAACGAATTGTAGGGATTGAAAATAAGACCTTCACTGGTTTTTATAATATCATCGTCGTTAAGAATAGATTTATCAATTTGTTCCATTTATATGTATATAATATATATTTTTCTTTATATTGTTTATAAATATTATTTATAAAAGAATTGACTTAAAAGCATAATGCTATAATATTTAGGTAACACAATTTTTGTCTATAATACAAAATAATAATGGAAAAAACAGATGACAACGAAATATGGAAAACTGTAGCAGACTTTGATAATTATGAAGTAAGTTCTTTAGGGAGAGTTAGAAATAAGAATACTGGACGTGTTTTGAAACTTACTAATAAATCAGGTTATTATAATGTTAATTTGAC